CACTGCGGTCATGGCCGTGCTGCTGGCTGCGATGCTCTCAAAAGCGGCGCGATTGCTCGCGTCATTCAACCAGGCTTGCAGTTCTGTGCCAGTCATCCCGGCCAGCGTTGTGACCGCCCCCGGCCCGATGGTGTCGAACTGATTGACCGCATCGTAGGCTTTGAGCAGCGCCGAATTCAGGAGCAAATCCGTGTCGGATGCGGCGGCAATATCCACGCCGGTCAGGCGCGTTTTGACTTTCGTCAGGTATTGATTGCGAAAATCGGTGAGGTCGGTACTTGACATGGTTACTCCTTAAAGGGCTGCGTACACAAGGGCCGACAGCGCCGTGAGTTGATTGGCGACTTGGGTATCCTGCGCGGAAAGCTGGGCGGTGACGGCGGTACTGATCGCGTCAAAGGCGCCAGCCGTTACCCGCGCCTCGACATAATCCCCGGCCAAGAACTGCGAGGCCGCAGCGCCCTCGACCGAGCGCACCACGGTGAGCATGTTGCCGGTGATCGCAGTGGCCTTGATGACCTCGTGCTCGCGTTCTTCAACGCCCGTCTTGCGATACACCGTCAGCAACAGGTAATCGCCACCGGTCAGCGCCGGCAAACCAGCCGTGCTGTTCAGGTAGAGCGACGTGTCGGCGATACCGAAGGTCTGCGCCACCAGCGCCGCGAAGTTATTGACAAAGACCTGTTTCATCGCAGCACCTTCAATTTGAAGTTCGGCCAGCGAACACCATGCACATTCACCAGATCGAACGTGACCAGGTACGCCGTGTGCGTACCGACATCGGCGGCAAGCAGGAGATCACCAATGGAAATCTCCACAATGCCGTCTTCCTTTTCGGTAAAACGATCTTGGTCATTGAAGACGCGCCCGTTCGACAGGATCAGCGAATAACCGCTGATCGACATCAGATTGACTGACTGCTCGCCGCGAACGAGCTGCAAGGAGAACGTGTTGTCTCTCCCGGCATACAGCGTCTCAATGACAGCCATGATTAGTCGTTGATCTGGTAGAACAGGTCATCGACCGTGACATTGGCGCCAACCCCGGTCACGGTCTTGCCGGTGCCGTAGTCGCGCGCCACCAGAATCGTGCCGGTGTTGTTCGGCGTGGTGGAAATGACCGCCCAGCGCAAGGTGTTCCAGTTGTCGGCGGTGGTCGTCCAGGTCTGATCGGTCAGCCGCACGCGGATACCGCCAGTACCGGCCTCGACCGTCCAATCTGCCGGGGCCAGTGTCTTGACGGCGTAACCGCTGCCGGTCTGCTCAAGCGCCGAAATGTCGGTCAGCGTGGTGGCTTCCGTGATGCTGGCCTCGTCCTTGTACAGACGCAGGTAAAGGTTGGTCGGCGCTGCGCCACCAGAGAAATAGGCGGCGAGTACAGCGGTGCGAAGTTCTTGGGAAACGAGATTGGCCATGATTAAATATCCTCAAGGGGTGAAACGATTGAAAGTTGCTCGGTTGCTGAACGAATCTCCAGCGCCGAAGTGTTGAGCAGCGGATCAAGAAACCACTGCACGATATTTCCATGGAGCGAATCCCCCGATGAAAAACCGTCCGTGAGCGCAATCGTCGTGCGCAGTCCTGCGCCACCCAGATCGGTGGAGGACAGCCCGTCACGCAGAAACGCATGGGTCGTCAGCACGCCAGATAGCGTGCAGCCTGATTGAATGCCACTCGTGAGAAAGGCCGTGGTCAGAATTCCTGAATAAAGCGTTGCAGAGTTCGCGTTTCCGCCCTGCAAGCGGGCCGTGATGCTCTGTTGCGCGTCGATGTGCTGCGCCGCGCTGATCCCGGTTTGGAGCCTGACGTTGATCCGCTGCCCCGCGTTGAATACCGCGCCGCTGTCAATCCCGCCCAGCAGCTTCTGACCGGCCACGATATTCACGCTGTCGGTGAAATCGTTCGACTCGATACCGTCCTGCATGCGCGCGCTGATCCGCAGCCCGGATTGCATCGCCGCATCGCTGGCCACACCGCCATTGCTGGCAGGGGAAACGATGATCCGCGTCGACAGGCTGTTGAACTGCGCGATGCCGGATACCATGTGCGAACCGATGCGCAGCACGGGTGAATCAATCGCGCCCACCTGAATCACACCGCCCTGTAGCCGTGCGTCGATGTCGAGTTCTTTGCCGAGTTCCTCGGTGGCGACGATGCCGCCCTGCAATTTTGCCGAATAGAACCAGCGCGCATACAGCGTCGACGTGCTATTCATGCCGCCCGACAGTGCTATCCCGGTGTAGGCCGTGCCGCTCAGGAAGCCGTTGGATTTGATGCCATCGGCCATTAGCACGGTGCTGCCACGGATGTTGCCGCTGGCGTAGCTGGTGCTCGTCACGCCTTGGGCGAGTGCCGCGCCAATCGCCAACGTGCCAGCAAGGCCAGACGCTACGCCTACCGTGTCCTCGGACTGTAGGCGCACCCTGGTGAGCAACTGCCCGCCACAGAATGCCGGCGACTCGACGCCGTTTTGCATCCCCGGCGCGCGCCCGAGATTCGAGGTGACTACACCATCCGAGATAGCGCCACCGCGCAGCATGGTCATGATGACCCAGTTGGCAGACGCATGGCTTTCCGAAGCAATCCCCCCGGATAGGAACGAACTGACGCGCCCACCCGCCGTGGGGGCGCTCTCGATCCCGCCGGCAAGCACCGCGTTTGATACCAGCACAGCCGAAAAGACAGACAGTGCCGCAATGCCACCAGACAGCAGCGCATTCAGGCCGCGCGTTGGCGTACCGTTCAGCGAACTCCCGTTAAGCTGGCTGTTGTTCATCGGCTGTTAGGGGTGACGTTGGGATTGGCCGGCGCCATTGAATTCGGATTGGCCCCCACTTCGACCTTGGCCTTCCCGGTCAGCGCCGCGATATAGGCGTTCTGATGCGCGGCAGCCCGGTTCTGGTCAGCCGCATATTCGGTGTCCTTGCTGTAGGCGCGATAGAGGATGTAATCGACCAGCACGTTCTGGTAGATGTCGTCGAGCGTGATGGCGCCGGCCAGCACGGCATCGGCAGGAGATGCGCCATAGACAAGCTCGATGTACCCCGGACTGACCGCTGGTTGTGGCGGATAGACATAGAAATTCTTCGGGTCGAGCAAGGAATAGACGTAGTGCTTGGCTTCGGCGGCAGCGGTTGCAAAGTGCCAGTTAGGCACCTGGGCGTCGAGGATTTCGCGCATGACGATGCGCACCGCGCGGCCTGGTGTGCTGCCGTTGGTGCCCATGTTGCGCACCGCGTCGATCAGTTGCACGCCGTCGGCTGGCAAGCTCTGCTTGGTTCCTGCGGTCAGCCTGACGGCCAGATTCTTGACGTAGGAGTTGGGCTTGAGCAACACCACTTCGCGCTGGCCGTCGTTGAGCCAGCCAAGCAATTCCTCTGTCACCGGCCAGCGAACGCCGGTTGCGTCCTGCAAGATGGTCTGTGCCTTTTCGATGACGGACTGGGCGACGATGGTTCCCATGATTATTTCCTGTTCAGTGTTGGCCGGAGACGCGCTGTGTCGCGCTGCCCAGTGCGGAAATGGCACTGGCGCGGGCGTTGGCAATACCAGCCTCGAAGCGGGCGCGACGATCCGCGCCGTTATTGATGTCCGTCCACGGCTTGTTCGGCATCAGCATCAGCTTGGCGATGGCGCCCTCGGCCAGCACGTAGACGTACTGGTTGAAGATCCACTTCGGGAAACTGGTGGCGGCATGGCTCGGTTGCAGCGCCAGCGTGGTGGTCAGCCCGCCCGTTATATTGGAATCGGGGAGCGCGGCCAGAATCACCTGCTCGGTATCGACTTGCGTGAAATACTTGGGGCGTGACGCTTCGGTGCGCCAGCGCGGAACTTCCTTGTTGAGCCAAGTGAGCGCGCGGGGTTCCAGAGGGATGCCGTCAAGTTCAGCGGATACGACGGTTGCAATGTCCGTTCCGGCTGCCGGCTCCAGATCGTAGGTCGATTCGCCAGCCACTACGTCAATGGCATCCGGCAGGTGCTTCCATATCCACGAAGCTGCGCAGAACTCGATGACGGAACGCTTGATGGCGTTCTCCGTCACCGGGTCGGATGGGTCGGCTGCCAGATTCGGCAGCACTTCGTCCAGCAGTTCGGAATACTTGATGTTGGCCACGGCAAACGCCTTCGAGTTTTGTCAGTCGATTATGGGAGTCGCCAAACAATTCGACTCAACGGTCGCCCAGCTCGTGTTTCCATTCTTCGATCTGGTCGATCATGGCCTTCTTGGTCATGGCGACATCCAGATCCTTGTCCCATGTTTCCTTGGCCAGCGCCGTCAGTTCGGCCTTGTCCATCTTCTCCAGCGGCTTGTTCAGGTCTTCCGGGTCAATCGTCACCGCCTGGCCATCCTCGCCGGTGCTCTGGATGGATACCGGCGTCTCGACGCGCGCACGGTCGGCTTCATCTTCCAGATCCCATTGATCCGGGTATTTCAGCAACAGCTTGGCCTGCGCGTCGGTGACTTCCTGTACGTCGCCTTTGCCGTTCCAGCATTTGCCCGAGTGCGCCACATTGTCGAAGGCAGAGGGTTTGTTGCCGACATAGACGATTTTCACGAGGTTGGACATGGTGTTCTCCTTGGATTCAAAAAAACGGGGCAGCACATGGCCGCCCCGCCTATTGCTCACGGCTGCTCACGAGCAATCACTTGCCCTTGAACTCGTAGGTCAAGACCGTATCGAGTTGGCCGGTCGCCGCGCCGCCTGCGACGGTGGCGATGATGTAGGCGTCGTAGGCCAGCGTGACCGGCTTGGCGGACATCTGCGTGGAACTTGCAGCGGTCGCTACGTCGGTGGCAGCCAGGAAGGCAGTGGCGGAACCGCCAGCCTCGCCGTTGGCGTACTCGAAGCCCAGCGCCAGCGTGGTGCCGGTGCCGAGGTCGGCGGCAACCATGCGGGCGTCGAACACCTTGGTTCCGGCATAGACTTTGTTCAGCCGGATCACGTCGCCGATTTGCGCGGCTGCCAGCGTCACGTAACCGTGCGCAGCCGCCAGCGGGCATTCACCGCTATAAACGGTGTCTTGCAAGGAGGGTGCATTGATGATGGACATTTCAGGATTCCTTTCAGTTGGGGGGCCGAAGCCCCCGTTATTTACTCAATCTGACCGTGTTCGTCGAGATTAACTCGATCAGGTACCCAGCAGCGTGCGGCCAGCAGCGGACGCCGGATCGGGCGAGTAGCTATCGACCACGGCCACACCGAAGTCCGTATCGGCGCCGTCGATCTTGAAGCGAATCTTGGCCGAGCCGGTCATGGATGCAGCGACGGTTTCGATGCTGTTGCCGTGATCGACTTCCTTCTCCGACCAGTCGTAGAAGTAGTCAGATGCCGACTTGCCGTAAGCCTTGGCCAGCGCCTGCGCACCGACGATGATGGCGCGATCCACTGGTTGCGCGGTTTGCACCGTGCTCTCGGTGTAAGTGCCGCCGTCACTGCCGCCCGTGTCGATAATCACGTTGTCGCCCGTGGCGAAGCGAATGGCGTAACGGTTCATGCGCTTGATGAGCATGCCGTTCCACATGATCGTCTCGTAGGCATCGAACAGCGGATGCTTGAGGCCACCCGACTTGCGCTCGAAAGCGTTGGTCACGGCCTGACGCCAGGTGGTCTGGCTGGTACGGCTTTGCAGGTAGAGCCACTGACGTTCGGTGACGAACATCACCCACAGCGGATCATTCCAGGCGCGGTCGTCGTTCTTGATCTTGACCGACTGCATGACCACGGGCGATTCGCGCAGTTGCGCCACGATGCGGTCAACATCTTGCAGGGTCAGTGCATCGTTGGTGCCGATGTCTGCCGGTGTGGTCGCGTCATTGGCCGCGAAATAGCGGTTCTTGGTCGGTGCCTTGACGGGATTGACCATGATCTCGCCGAAGTCCGGGTCGGCCTGATTCGGCACAGCCCAGTCCGTCGTGTTCTGGGAGCCACGGGCGCCGGCCAGTTGCACGATGGCGGTTTGATCTTCGAGGCGCTGCATCCAAGCCTGCAAGCCGGCCATGGAGATGTTGCGCAGGTTATGCACGGTGCGCTTCTGGGTCATGCGGCCACCGGAGTCAGCACCGCCGCGCTGCTGGTCGATACGCACGTCCATGCTGGAGTAGGTAAGCTGCATCATGCGGCCCTCGATGCGCTTGTCGCCCATCACCGGCTTGCCTTGCAGGATGTTGAACAGGTCGATACTGACGGTATCGCCCGCGCCCTTGGCCAGATCGCCAGCCTTGACGATAGGGTAGTCCGGTGAGGTCTGGCCCTTGGTCTTGGCGGCAAAGCTGCCTTCCTTCGGCATTTCGCCGGAGATCAGATTCATGAAACCGGGGGCGTGTTGCACACGGGTGAACAGGCCCACCGAGTAGATTTTCCGCGCGAGGGCGGAACCGACTGGGATATTGGTAGACATTTGAGTCCTCGTTATTGGTTACAGGGTTCGGAAATACGCATCCATTTGGTCAGGCGTCATCCCGGAGAACTTGTCGGCCAGTTGCAGAGCACTCATGTTCTCTGCGGCTTCGCGTTCGTCCTGGGCGGCGTGCTGCCCCACCGGGAACTCTGAAAGGGAGGTCGGCACGTTGGTGCGACCGGCCTTGGCGTCTTGTTCCGCCTTGGCTTGTGCTGCCTTCTTCAAATCCACGGCACTCGTTTGTGAAGCTGGCTTGGCTGTACTCGGCAAATCAATCGGCCCCAATGCGCTCTCAACCATTTCGGTGATCTTGGCGAAGCGTTCCGACAGAGGTTTTTCAGCCCAAGCGGTTTGTGATCGCAGCGTGGCGTCGAACTGTTTTGCCAGTTCAAACGCTTCGGCGTTGGTCGCTTGGATGTGCGCCAATTTCGGAATTGAGTCGATAGCGTCCTGCACCGTTTCGGTGTCGGAGCGCGCACGCTCGGCCTCGTGGCTACGCACACTGTCCTCGACTGGCTGCAACTTCGATTCAAGCTGTGCGGCTCGCGCCATCGTTGCTTGAAGCGCCTTGTAGACGGTCGGGAAATCCTCTTTCAGTGCTTCCAGATCCTCCGGGGAGAGATCGCTTGCATTCGGCGTTTGCGGGGTGGTGCGGGCGCTTTCACCTGTTTTCGCCCCTTGATTACCAGACTGAACGATCTGCTCCAGCGCGGTTACGCGGTCGGTCATTTCCTTCACCAATTGCTCGGCGCGGGATGCCCGGTCACGTTCGCTCTTGAGTACCGAGTACGGAATGACATGCTTCCCGTCCTTGGTGGCGACACCAGCGGCGTCACTTTCGTTGTCAGACTGGCCCTGCTCTGCCTTCTGTGGTTCCTTGTCTGCCGGCTCGTCTTTGGCTTGCGCCTTGTCCGCCTCCTTGGCTACGGGTTCGGGTTCCTTCGCGGCTGTCTGCGGTTCTGCACCGCTTTCAAGCTGATCGAAAACCTTCTGCAAGTCCTCGGGGTTGTCGGAAAGATTGCTCAAATCAAGTTCGATGCCTGCCATTTGCTTCACTCCACTTATCGCGTTGGTTGCGGAAATCCTGATTGGTCGTGCCAATAACCCATGACGGGGAGAAATACGGCCCTACAGGTGCATGCAGTTTTAATCAACGCGAGCAATTCGACTCGACGTTTTCTCAATCTGCGGGCGAAAAAAAGCCCGCCGAAGCGGGCTGGTGGGTCGCGGTATTATTGAATGACCGGTGCCGTTACTGCGACTTGCGGCGTGCGTACCATCGGCTGCTGTTGCGTCTGCTGGGCCTGCCCGGTGGCGCGCTCGGCTTCGGCATTCAGCTTGCGGATGCGCGCGGCGCGTTCGGCGGCGTCGAGCACCAGCAGCTTGTCCTGCATGGCCTTCTGGTCTTGTGCCTGCTGTGCCTGTGCTTGCTGTGCTGCGGCCTGCTGCTCGGGGTCTTGAATGCCGACGGCGGCGCGCAGGCGGTCGGCCAGCGCATGCCGGCCAGGCATATCGGTTGCCTCGATGACGAAATCCACCACGAAGCCCTGCAACTGAGGCGGCAGGCTCTTGGTGATCTCGGTCAGCATCTGTAACTGCTGCATGCGATAGGTCGGCGAACTCGGCACATCGTCGAGCACCACCTTGGCCTTGACGCGCGCCACGTCGTTCATCACCGTCGGCTGGCCGGTTTGCTCGTCAATGGCCTGCTGGTTAAGCTGGATGACCTTCTTGTTCTTGCCCTCGCCGATGGTGACGCGCGCTGGCCCTTGCATCATGTTCTGCTTGACCAGATCGAACAGCATTTCACCAACCAGGCGGCGGGAGTAGCGGAAGTTGTCATTGATCTCGGCCAGCGTATTCAGACCCTGCTCAACCAAGGAGTTGATCGCCAGGCCGGATGTTGCCCCCGATGTCTGTCCCTGCATTGCCTTGTGGATGCCTGACGCCTCGGCGATCTCCTGCTTGCTCTCTTGCAAGACCTGGAATTGCTGGCTGGCCAGTTCGCCACCCGGATCGACGCGGAATTGACTGGTCGGCTTGCGGTTGGCGTTGAGGATGATGTAGGCGTCTGAGCGTGCCACCTCGTTGGCCGTGCGGTTGTGATCGAGCACGGCGTCGGCGTCCGTCACCACGCGGCGGCTGTTCAGGCTCCACAGCATCTTGGACTTGCGCGCATTGACTTCATCCTGCGGCGAAATCATCGAGCGGATCAGGCCATAGGGTACGTTGGTCAAATCCTCGCGGTAGCCGAAGAACGGCACATAGGGGAACTGGTTGTGCTTGTACGGGCTGGGCACGTCGTAGAGGAAGTGCGGGCCGGTGTACCACGCCAGTCGCACTTTCTGGAACGTTGCCTGCTTCACCTTGGCAATGCCGGAAACGATGGCCTCGTTGTGGCGCGGATTGTTGAAATCGACCTCCATCACCGTGCCGTTGGGCAGCGTCATGATGTAGCCGCGCACCCATTTTCGATACCAGATTTCGTACAGGCAAATGCGCATGCGCTGGATGTCGCGCCAGTCGGTTGCTGCTATGCGGGTGTCGCGCTCAATCTCCCATGACTGCACCAGTTGGGTATCTTGCTCCATGAGCGGATCGAATCCCGCCCAGCCACCGGTAGTCATGCGGAACAGCGAGGCGTACTGCGGCATCAGCGCAATGGCGTGATCCATTTCCAGCCAGCGCCGGCGCACCAGATAGCGCGCATCGGTCAGGTCGGGCTGTTCTGCCCGCCAGTCCCAGAAGATTTCACGACGATGCACATAGCGCACACGATACGGACACTTGAATGGGTCATGCTCGCGGGCGACTTCCACCCAGCCTAGCCCTGCCTTGCACTGCGCGGCGTAGGCGTCGGAGATAGCGCGGTCGGCGCGGCTTTCGATTTCGGCGTGCTTGAGTTTGACCGACAGTGCTTCGGCCAGATCGTCGGAGCATTCCTCGTTGTCCTCGGGGCGCACGCGCCAGTCAGAGCGCGTCTTGGCCTCCATGCCGAGAACCGTGTCGATGGTCGGCTTGATGAGGTTGGCGACCAGTGGCGGCTGCCCTCGATCCTTAAGTTTCTCGACGGTTTCCGGTGAAAGCTGGTTGCCGTCGTAGTAGTCGGCGGCGCGGTCGGCCTCGCGGCGCCAGTGCGGCTGATGCTTGATCTCGTTCAGGAAGGTTTCGACCTGGGCGCGCGGCAGTGCTGAATTCTCCAGGTCTTCCGGCAATTGCCCGGTGCTGTCGGTCGGTTCCTCGCCCATGACAACATCGCCGCGCGGCGTCTGATCGGACTGATAGCGGGCAACAGCCTTCGTGCTGCCAGTATTGGCGCCCGGAGAACCTGCCTCGTTGTCGATGGCCTCGTTGTTCAATTGAATATCGCCGATTGGCATAATTTAAGGTGTCCGGTTATGCTTTGCGCCGAAGGTATTTTCGGCGGTCGGCAGCAATTCGACTTTGTGTAATCAAGGAGGGGTATATGAACAAGCTGGTTTTCGCAGTCTCAACGGTGCTTTTGTTGTCGGCATGCGCCACGCCCACCACGGGCGTAGTGCCGCGCGGCGAAGGTCTTTCCACGGTCACGCATCAAGGCAGCGGCGGATGGGTCAGCACGGAATCGCTGAAAGTGGCAGCGATACAGGAGGCAGACGCCAACTGCCAGCGCAACGGCAAGCGTGTGAAGGTGGTGCATACCAAGGAAATCCCGGCTGGCCCGTTGGGGCGGTGGCCGGAATCCGAAGTCCTGTTTCGCTGCGAGTGAATTATCCGGCGCGCCAGTCATAGTCCCTCCGTGGATTGAGCATTGATTTCTGTGGATCGGGCGGCACCTCGGCATAGCGCAGCATCATGTAGGCATAGCGGGTAGCCGCCATCAGGTCATCCTGTAGCTTGACGATCTTCCCGGCCTTGCGGTGGTACAGGCGGAATTCCTCGAACCACTCGTTGAGGCTGGAGAACACCTTGAACTTTCCGGCCTTCATCAGTTCCAGCATCCCCAGCACACCGGCCTCGACGCTCACGCGGCTGACCTTGTGCCCGTTCTCGTCGCCCGTCTCGGGGAACTGCGCCATCTCGTGCAGCATGTTGATGCCCGCCTGTCGGTACTGCTCGGCCAACTGGAAGCCGGAACCCTTCTCATGCTGCAAGCCGTCGTGTGGCCAGGCCATCGGCACCCATGCCCCGCGTGACAAGATGAACGGCGCCTGGGCGGCGGGTGTGCTCTTGCGCACGCGCACGCTGTCATAGACGTAGATCGTGTCCGTGTCTCGATCCCATGCCAGCCACACCGATGCCGACGGGTGATCCCAGCCGAAGTCGGTGGCGGCGATGCGCGGCCAGATGTCGGGCAGCTTGAACGGCTCAACGGTGATGGCCGACTCGGCAATCGGGAACACCCGGCCACTGCCCAGAATCGGGATGCCCTTGGCGCGTGCCTCGCGCTCGTGTTCCGGGTAACTGGCAACGATCCGGTTGCGTTCCTCCTGCGTGTAGTGATCCACGTCGTCGATGGTCATGTTGGTGTCTGACCGGTCAGGCGTCGGGTTTTGCAGGAACATGCGCACCACTTCCGACATGCCAAGGAGCGGCGTGAAGGTGATCCAGACAATCCCCTTGGTCGCGTTGGTGCGAGTCAAGACCTCGGTGTAGATGTCGAGTGGCGGTTCTTCGTCCAGCGCGGCGAAATCCAGCGTCTCGCCTTGCAGCTTGGAGCGGCCTTTCTCGTAGGACTTGAAGTACAGACGCGAGACGCCGCCCGACACATGGCGCACGAACAGGCAATCGACCGAATCGGCGATCCCCTGCGCGCGCTTGATGTCGAGGATCAGCTTTTGCGGAACGGTTCCTGTGCCCCACTCGCCAGGGCGTCCCAGCAACAGACGTTGAAGCGTGTCACGGGTTGATTCCATCGACTCGCCAAGCGCCCAGCCAGTGACGCCGCGTGCCCACCGCTTGCCGTGCCACCAGTCTGGATAGAGTCCGGTCAAGTGAAAGGCAATCTCGTAGGCGCTGCTCCACGTCTTGCCCAACTGGTTCCCGGCGCGGAACAGTCGTTCCCGGTGTGTGGTGCCCGCGCTGTGAAAATCAATCTGACGTTGGTAGGGCTTGTACCTCGATAACTTGTTGCCGTCCTGCCTGCGCTTCAACTCCTGCACCAGCTTCAAGTAGGCCAGTTTGGGCGGCAAGTTCGTAAGCGATTCGGGCAATGTCATCGTCTGAGAGGTTTTCATACTCGTCTCCCGGCTTCGTTTCCACCGGCTTGAACATGCCCAGCGTGTCTCCCAGCGCCCGCAATGCCGCATTGGCACCGCTGGCATTGAACTGATATTCCCCGGTTGGGGTTCCTTCCTTGTCGAGCACCGGCTCGGCCTGCATGCAGCGCTCGGCCACTTTCATGTACCGGGTGATGACCCACTCGCGGTCGAGGCCGGTCTTGATGATCGCGTTCTTCTGAGCGATGGCCGACAGTTCGTTGATGCGGTCGCGCACTGCCTGATTCTTGCTCTCCCATGTCCGCGCGGTATGCACGCTGACGCCACCGCCCATGGCGACGATGGCTTCCTCGATGCTCATGCCCATGACACGACCGCGACAGTAAGCCTCCTGCTCTACGGTCAAGCCGCCTTCGGTGAGGCGCATCTTGTTGACCTGCCGGGTTCCCGCTGGCCGGCCTGCTGGCTTCTTGGGGTTCGCTTTCGCCCGTGACTTGGCCGGCGCCTTTGCCGGTGGTGCGTCTTTGTCTGGTTTGGTCGCGGCGCGGCGAGTGGCCATCAGCTTGCAACTCGGGTGCTATGTATGCAGTCACGGCAGAATTTTTCCTCGTCCTGCAACAGCCGCTTTTCCAGTTCGCTGATGCGATTCTTGAGCGAGATGATTTCCAGCGTTAGCGCGCGGTTGTGTTCGCGCTCCTTGCGCACTTCCGAATCCTTCTCGTCGAGCTTGGCGTCCTTCTCGTCGAGTCGTCGCTTCATTGCCTCGATGGTGGCCTCGTATTCTTCGACCTTGGATAGTCGCGCCGTGGCGTTGGCATGTTCCTGCACGAGTTGGTTGTGCATCTTGTAGATTTCATCAAGCTGCGCCTGCTGCTGATTCACGCGCTCGGACATATGCTGGTACAGGACGCCCTCGGCCTCATCGCGCTTGTTAGCTGCCTGGTCTGCCGAGAATTTGCGCACGTACTGCATGATTGGCGCGGCGGCGATCAGGATGATGATGACTACGACTGCCGCCCACTTGAAAAACTCAAGCATGGGGTCGCCGTGGGTGTCTATTTTGCTGATGTCTGCTGGGTTCATATTGCCTTCTCACGTCAAGAAAGTGGCCTCTGCGACACGACGACGGGTCAGCCCCGCCATGACACGGCCAGCAGCCTTGTTCCATTTGATGATCTCGCGGGAAGCCTCGGGCCAGTCACGCTGATTGACTCGTCGGCGCAGGGTCGAGATGCGGTAATTGCCCAGCCCGCAGTTATAGGCAAAGGAAATCAGGGCGGCACAACGGCGGTCAGGTTCAGCGGCCAGCGTTGGCGACAGCTTGAGCACGCCCATGGCCTTCTGTGTCGCCTCGGAACGTAGGGCGGCAAGTGCCTGATCGTGTGTCCATTGCGTATCGGGTGTGACGCTCGGGCCGGTTGTGCCGTAGCCAATCGTCCAAGGCTCGGCTTTTGTCGCAGGATCTGGGTAGGCGGCGCATCCACCGTCGGATAGACGGCGGTGATAGCCCTCGAAAGGGCGAATCAGCGCGTCAATCGCGGTCTGGATGGCTTGGCCGATGCTCATTTCTGATACTTCTCGATGGCACGACCGACAAACCAGAAGGTTATCACAAGATTGAGTAAAGCGAAGTCGTCGGTTGTCCAGTTCGCGCCCAGCACTTCACGCCACGGAGCGCCGGAACTGATCGAATAGACGATGGCTGTGACCTTAACGGCGCAGTACAGGCCGAAAAGAACGTAAGTGATGCCTGGTCGAACCAGTGCAGAGGCGGCAGCGACCCACTTATAGGAGGCAGAAGCGGTGGCTGACTGCTCCTTGAACGCCTCTTGGATGGCGTCAAGTGCTGCGGTCGAGTGATCGACGTATTTTTCTTCAAGGGTGAAAGTCCCGCGTTGTTTTTCGAGGTCGGTTTGCAGGCGGAACATCGACAGCTCGTGATTGCGCTCGTCCTTTCGGTCGAGCCACTTCAACAACTCAGGGGCAAGACGGAA